TTATGATAGCTGTCCATTTTTATACCAAGAAGTAAATAATCCATCAAGTTTACCATTTTTGTAAGTTCTTTTTCGATAAGGTTTTTCATACCATATTCCATTTCCATCTTTTATAATTATTTTACCATTTCTATCCCAAACATTTAATAAAAAATATTCACCATCTTTCCAAGTTCCTTCTTCCATTTTTTGTCTATCAGTATTATAAGACCACCACTTAGTTTGCAATCCATCTTGTTTACCATCTTTCCAATTCCATTCACATTTTAAATCACCATCCTCAACCCAACCTCTTGATACTCCGTGTTTTTTTCCATCTTTGTAATACCATTCATATCTAAGTGGTAATCCATTATTAGTCAATGTGGCATTTCCATCCTCAGTCCAATATGCTCTAAATAATCCATTTTCAGGATGATTTACCTTTAACCACTTACTTGCAAATTCACCGTTTATAAAACTCATTGAGACTCCTTTTTTTCTAATTTAACATTGAAACCCAAATTCTTACATACAATTCCTTGATTAATCATATTTATTAAAAATATTTTTTCACTTGAAAATGAATTTGAATACATTTTTTTTGTAAAAATGTCTTTAGTGTTTTTCATATCATTCAGAATATCTAAATTCTTCTCGACATCATCTTTAAAGGTTTTCCAATTATTAATATATTGCTTTGGATAATTTAACCAATGGAATCTTACAGAATTCAAATCTGATTTCAAAATTGTATCATAATCTAATTTTAAATATTCAGCATCTCTATTTATATAAAAAATAATATCCTTGTATAAATCAGTTTTAAACATAGTTTCCGGAGTACCATACCACATCCAATCTTTGAATATATATAAAGTATCCTTTTTAATTGACTTGTCTTTTAAAAACCCCTTTAATGTATCTATATCATGAACTAAATCGGTTCTCGTTCTTACTATTACATCATACCCATTCAAATTGGTTTTTAATAATTTTGAATACCTAAACCATTGCACTATTCTATGCATATTAGATGAAGAATTTTCAAGATATTTTTTATATCTTCTCTTATCCTCACCCTTGAAGGATTCAAAAGACCATCTAATTGGATAGTATCTACTCATCTTATATCGCACATCATTCAAATATTTCTCATCAGAATGTATAAATACATCACAATCTTCATATAAATTTTTTACATTGTGAATCTCCCTCAACTCACCAGGTATTAGAACTGCAACTTTCATCTTTCAATCAACTCAAATTCTTTGTATAAATCACTTGGTAAATTTTGTATGTTTTTCTTAAAATATTCAAATTTACTGACATCATATTTTTTACCATAAAATTTTTCATTTTTAATATCAATATAAAACATATAAAATATTTCACTATCATCATATCGGTGGTGTGCAAAATTATTTGGTTGTATGTAACAATACCAATTTTCTTTTAATATACTCATACCCTTTCTACCTTTAGACTTATCAAATGGAATTTTGACAAAAATAGGTAAGGTTTCCCAACCAAGCACTGAACCATAAAATAAATTGTGTGATGAGCCAACAAATAAAGAGTAGGGCCTGTCTATGACAGTTATGGTTAATCTCCCATATTTTTTAAAAGAACCATATAAATCCACGAATGAATTTGAAATCCAAGTATATTCCTCATCTTCAATTTCAGGATATTTTTCATTATACTCCTTGACCAACCCAAGGTAATCTTTCTTTGTCCAACCACTCTTTCTGTCATGAAAGGCATGATAATTCATCGTATCAATAAAACTCATTAAAACATCATAGTCAAATTTACCATAAGTTGTATTTTTGACATCTTTAGAAAACCACCAAATTGGAAAATCTAAATATACAATATGTTCTTCTACTGAAATACTTCTTGATTCTGATTGTGTTACAAAAGTAGAGTATGGTGGATCACCTTTGTTCATCCAACTATATTTATTTTGATAATCGGCTATCCCCCAAATCATACCTTTTGGATTATCATACCACCTAACTATAGGTCTTTCAAATTTTGTTTTAGTTTGCCAAAGATAACCACTTTCAACTCTCCAATCATCAAATTTAGTTTTCAAATATTCTAAATTTTTAAAATCACAATACGAATAATAACCCATAGTGGTTATATCAAATGGTTTAAAAATAAAAAATGGACTACTTCTATCTGGTTTATTCATACTGTTTTTCATAAATATTGACTCTCACCTATATATTCTGTTTTCCATTCTTTAAAATTGTCACGATTTATTTTCTTTAAATCGTACCTTACAGTTGGAGTCAAATAAAAAAATAATTTTTTATTGTTTCTATCCACATCAATCATTAAGAATGAATATTCACCATCTATTTTTTTAAAATCAGCGTGTGCTGAAAAAATAAAATATCTATCATTGTTTTCCATAGGGATGGGTAATATAATTGGTACATCTGATTGTGCGTAGGCTGGCATAATAAGTCTGTGTAATCCCTGTGGTGCTATAAAATGTCCTCCGTTGGCGGCAAAAGAAGGAAATAACAATCCCTTTCGTTTTACCGAACTATATGCATGAATTGGAAACTCAAAATTCCAATCAGAGTATAACTCATCATACTTATCTATTATTTCATTTACCTTCTCGGTGTCATTCCAAGTATGTGCATGTTGTTTTTTAAGTTCCCCACTATTGGTTTCAACCTCTTTAATAAACTTTTTAATAATATCAATTCCATTTTTTGGTAATACTTCTCTATAAAACTTTTCGTTTAAACTTACTAAATTTTCACTTATAACTTGATGTGGTATTTCTAAATAAATTTTTGTTCTTGATTGTTTTTTATTCTCAACGGCCTCAAAATATTTTTTCCAATCCCAAGTACCAAAACCTGGTGTAACCTTTCCGTCTCGTAATTGAAAATTTATTCTATCATCTATTGTATGGTGGACATCGTAATTTCTTCTATAAGGTATATTACCATATGTGTTATTTGGAAGAAATTTTATAATCTGTTTACCAGCATCATTCAAATTCACACTTTTGTGATTAAATTTTTGATGTAATTTTTTAACTTCAGTATGTTTAAATTGATTACTATCTATTTTTAAAAAGTAATGACCATTCTCTTGCTGTTCCTTACATTCATCAAAACTCTCAATAGTTTTCTTTTGCCTATTAAGTACTTCGTGTATATCTAATAAATCAAATGGTTCTAAATCATCAAAATATGGTTTCCAATATTTTACTCCAAACCATTTCCCCAATGTTCCTCGTGGTCTTTCAAAAACCCGCCTCATACCTCACACACCAAATCATCTTTTATAAAAAACTTTAATTTCTTATTTTTAATATCAACATTCATTCGTAGTGATTCTCTACCAAAAAATCTTGGCGTGGTTACATCATAAACTATATCTGTATTTAAATCCATATTAGGATATTGTAAGAATATGGGAACATCACTTTTAGTTTTTGCCAATAAAACACTTCTATGAGTACCTCTTTTTAACATAGAGTATTTGTCATTATAACATACTGGATAGATAATACCCTCTTTCTTAATATTTCTATATAATGCAACATCAAAATCTATTCTCCACTTAAATTCATTATGTGTTTCAAAATAATCTTTAAATGATGACTTCGTTGAGTATCTCTTATCAAAATCATCTCGAATAGATTTCCAATTCTTTTCATCCCACTCCATTTCTGTAGTCTCAACTTCATCAATAAACTTTCTAACAATAGTAACATCAGGATTATCGTGCATACAAGTCATATAAGTATTAATGAGTTCATACGGTAATTCAAAATAAATAAAATGTGACCATTCTTTTTTATATCCTTGCATATCCATAGAGATAACATCAGCCTTTGTCTTGACCAATTTTTCACCATCAGGTGCAACATTAAAATAAACAGGATCATATCCATCCCAAAAACCACCTTCTTCTATTTCATCTACATCGGAATTGATTGGTTGTTCATTCCACCCCCCAAGTCTCTCAGTACCATTATCGTTCAACAAATTATGATTTTTCAAATACAAAGAAACGACATCATCGTATGATAAAATATCAAATGAGTTTAGGTGGTTGAATGTATCAAAATAATAATTAACTTTCATTTTTAACCCACTTAAAACCTTCTTTCCATGTCCAAGCAGAAGAGCTGATTAACTTTTGGGATTTCCAAGTTTCTTTTTTCATCTTTCTTCCATTACCGGCTTCCCGATCTGTCCAACCCTCACCAAAATCATCATTCCAAGTAATACATTCCCCATTTCGTTTACCATCCTTCATATTTCTCTCAAACTTTTTTTGTCCATTTTCATACCAATATGTCCATTTACCATTCAACATACCATCTTTATAAGTTCTCGTCTGCTTCAACATTCCATTAGGCCACCAACCTTTAGATATCCCATCTGCTCGTTTTCCATCCTTGTAATGCCATTCATATCTTATCCCCTCACCCTCATTCGGATTCAATGTTAGTCCACCTATATTGTGAGAATTGGGAATGATATCTTTCCAATAGGCTCTAAATACCCCATTTTGAGGATGATGAGAGTCAACCCATTTTGTAGATGCGTCGTGTGCACCTCCTACCTTTAAGAATGCCATTTTATTCTCCTATATATTTTTGTGTGATTTTTTTTAAAAAAAATCCGATCCTAATAAATTATATTTACCAAGTCTCTCTTCTATTAATTCAAACGTTGTAATATCTCCCTCATCATCCCACTCCACCTCATAATTTCTTTTAAAATTTCTTTCAAGAAACCGAGAATTATTAGTTCTACCGTCAACGATAATGAATGTACCAGGAAGAAATGTCGACTCCATGAGCAACAAATCGGCCCCCATAACAGTCCTTTCTGTACAATTAAAATTTAAACCATTTATATTTCCCTTAACATCTTTTGCAAGTGGGCCGTCAAGGTAGATAAAATCGGGAACAATATTTGGTAGATTTTTATAAAAATGACATAGCTGTCCATTAAATGTGCTTGCCTCAACATCACTTTGTTGAAAATGTACGCGGTCAATTAAATGATTAGGAAACTTTTTTTTTGTATTTTTGATCCAGTGATTTGATGCATCTACAGAAAACAGCTGAAACATAAATCGGTTTCGTATTTCAGGCTTATTTTGCAGTTCTCCCCACTCTTTCTCATTCTTTTCTAAAGCATCAGCGATAATAATCGTTGAATAACCCACACCAAATTCCAAAATAGTAAATGGTTTTCTCTTTCTAATTAATTTATGTAATCGAATCAAATCATTGGTTTCTGGTGGAATTGGAATATCCAGTTTTCCACTTGTAGAATCAAAAACACCTTTTTTATACTCAATATTTTCTTGAAAATTAATGAGCTTATCCAATTCATTAAATTTAACGTATTCCTTATGCTTTTGAAATTGTTCTTGTCTATTCATTTCTTCTCATTAATCCTTTTTTTTTGGCGTCGTGGGTGAAATATTTCTGAATATGTTTTGTTATGCAAATTTGTTTTCATACAAATTAAACCAG